TTGTTTCACCTAGCATGATCACTGATCGATCTTCTGCCATGCTGTCTATTTTTGTAGAATCATCTGATCCAGTAATTTTCACAATATTTAAAAATCCTAGATTGTGTGTATGTCCTACTATATCTTGTAAAATATCTTTCATTATAATCTCCTGTTGTTAATGTTAATATTATTTAGGTTAAATGTCAAATTATTTTTAATCAAAATCAAATAATTTGCTAAAGGTATTACCAGCTCCAGTGGTACTTGCAATATCCCATTCGAGAACTCCTATCAAATTACTGATTTTATTATCTATAATAGTTTCTTCCATAGCAGCATCATCAAATGGAAGTTCTTGAAACCATTTAGGTATTTTTAGTTCGTCAACTGGAAATGCAACACTTGTGTACCCTAGAGGATTCTGTTTAACTTTGCACACATATACTTTCATACCATCTACAATCTGCATACTATACTTGTCACCATTTAATGTTCTAAGAGTATTCCAATTAATACTGGCACGGACATGCCCTGGCATATTGGCTTTACCCTTTTTCTTTTCCTGATCGTGGTAGTCAGTAATATTGTTAGCACGTTTTGGACTGCCCTTCTCCCAACCAGGTCTGGCCTTCCATTCATTTCTAAATTCGACGATTCTATCTAATACTTCTGGTTCTTGCTTACCAGTTAAAACCATGGTCAATATTTCTTCTAAGAAGTCTTGCATATATTCAGGTGTGTCTGATCTTTTGAGATCTAATCCCATTGCTTTAATTTTTCCAGGTTTACCATTTATGTCAACCCTCTTACCCTCTTTATCATAAATCAAAACTCCGTATCGTTTTTTAGTAATAAAGAGTCCTTTTAACGCAACAAGTTCCCTACCACCTTTAATAACTTCTCCTCTTGATTTTGGGCAATGGAAATAATTATACATAAAATCAGGAAAGGATTCATTAACTTCCTCGGCTATTTGATCATACAATGTTACTACAGTATCTTTATTCCAAGATATATTTCCTTTTTCTATCTCAGTTTTGAGGCTACTATAAGCACTAAAATAACACGAGTCTGTGTCACCGTAAATTATGCTTTTCCCTTTATAATCATAGTCGCCAGTGATAATTTCATTAATTTTAGATGCCATATGTCTTGCTACACATCTGCCTACTAGTGTAGTTGACTGACCAATTCTTTTATCGAAGAATCGACAACCAGGATTAAGTAGAGCTCCATAAAGACTGTTTAGGTTAATCTTTCTAACCATTTGTCTTTTGTCCCAATATTCTTCTTCAATTTTATTACCAGCAGCTTCTGCATCTCTAGATTTCTTCTGCATCTCTTTACGTTCAGCATACCAGCGTTTTAGCAGTCCAGGAATAATACCTTCTTTTTCATATGTAAAGATCGTACCGTTAGCACTTAGTATCCATGGTTTATGACTGTTAAAAATCATTTCATAAATTTCAGCACCACTATGTATAGATACATCACCATTTTCCCAATCAATGGTTATTTCTTCTGCTTTATCTTGATTAATCACAGCCTCATATTCTAAACTACCAAATTTATCTTCCCAAGACCCAGCAAAACTTTTTTTGTATAAAGTCATCTGTGTTTCAATAAATTCTTGTGTTTTAGTTTGTCTTAGCTGACCCACAATAGTTTCAGGTGCCATGTTTAATGCTCGAATAGCACTAGGATAAAGACTGTTAATATCAATTGCCCCAATCCAATCATGTAATCCTTTTTTAGGATATGCTACATATGCACCAGCTGCTTGTGTGTCGCCTTGTTCTGATTTTCTAGTTCTGCTAGGAACAATTAATCCTTGTTGATGTGATTCGTTAATGATAGCTTGCTCGGTCATGGCTACAGCACCCATTGTAGTTTGTAATAGTACTGTGTTACCATGTGCAAGTACATTGGCTAGATCTAAAAATTTTAATTTTCTATCTAATTTGTTTAACAGAGAAGTGTCTTGTCTGTTATATTCAATGAACTTTTTAAAATCGTTATTATAAAGTTGATCTAAAGTTCCTTCGTATTGCGTTTTCTTTTCACCGAGCTCTAGTTCACCAATAGCATCTAATCGATAACTATGTTGTTCTTCATACTTGTATTTTCTATAAACTTCTAAACTATCTAAATGTACTCTGCCAACCAAGTCATAAGTGACAGCCATTTTACCAAATTTTTCATATTCTCTTTTCTTAGGATAATGATCCCACAAACAGAATCTTTTAGTGTCTTCTTTGCTTAATACTTTGACAACACGGTTAACAGTATACGGAATATCGTAACCTTCCGAATTCCAACCAGTTAATACATCTGCATCGTCAATTAATGTTAGAAACGTATCTAACATTTCTGCTTCAGTTTCAAATAAAATTGTATTTGGAAAATCTTTGACTTGCTCTTTGGCCTGATCCATGGTCAAAGTTTTGGGAGGTATTGCTAAACATACTAACGTATCCATCCATTGTAGATGAACAGCGATAGCAGTGATTGGCATAAACGCATCATCTGGACTAGCATATCCACGTTCTGGATCGAAATCTACTTCGATATCAAAAAATGCGACATGTAATTTAGGGGCGTCGATACCTAAATAATTTTCTTCTAAGCATCTGAATACTGGATTAATGTCACTTTCATATAATGTATGATTACTGTGAATTTTTTGCTCTTTAGTAAATTCCTTAAAACTTCTTGTAGAAACTTTACTAAGATTTTCACCGAAGATGCTTTTATATTTTCCTTTTCCGTCAGGATAATAAAAAAGATATTTTGCAGGATAATCGATAAATTTTCTATGTCCTTTAGCATCACGTTCTACGACGTGAATGACATCTTTATCCCTATCCCAAAGGGCGTCTACATAACTCATTCTATCTCCTCTGCCACTTTCGGCTGGCAAACCAAAAAGATCATTTATGGCTGATCAAACCTTTCTCTACTATATTTAATTCTTAAAAATTAGATCAACAATTTTTTCACACATGATTGCAAAGTAAAGACATGCAGCCATTATTCCTGCTAGGAATATTCCCATTAAAATCCAATTTAAAATTATTTTTAGTATAATAGAATATATCATGTTGTTAATAAAAATCTAATATACCCGTAAGTATCAATGACGGTCATTACTACACTCATTACTACCATTCCAACACTGCCTCGACTGATACCGCAAAATATCATTAGAAAGGTTCCACTGAGCCAAAGAGGATACGTAATGCCATATGGAACATTTGGAGCCATTTGCGCAAATATAATTGCAGTGGCTAATGCAGTAAACGCATTATATGTTTCAGCAGACAGTCTCCAAGGATTAGCATTCCAATCAGCGGCTACCCATTTTTTAGTTAGATTAAAATGGTGACGAATCTTCTGTATCATCAGAGCCTTGTGTAGTTGTAGATTTAGCAGTAGATACAGTTTGATTCCAAGGGCCAGCATGACCCGTAGTATGTACGATATCTTCCAAATCACTAAAATCTTTTGCTGTTTGTTCCCAATCGTCTTTCATCGCTGTTCGAATAGCTTTTTTAATGACGCTAGGTTTAATGTCTAGTTCTTCTGCTACTGCTTTGATGGTATCGTTTAGACCTTCTTGAAGGCTTTTGATTTCTTCTAAAGTCTGCCAACCATCTTTTACTAGTTGTTTCAATTTTGCTTGTTCTGGTGCACCGAAAACTTTGGACATGTTTAACTCCTATGAATAGTCTATATTATAAGTTCTATTTAAAACTAAGTCAATAGGTAGTCAAACGAATAGGGCCCAAAAGCCCTATTCAATTTTTTACTTTTTTACTTTTTAAATTGTTCTAATCGTTCTTTTAACATCAGCATATATTGATCATCAGTTGGTATTTCCATTTCTTGCTCTGAATTTTTTTCGCTTTGCATATAATCCCAAACAGTAATCAACATATCTGTTGCAACAGCGATTTTTTCTTGGCACCATTCTGGTAAATTATCTCCAGGACCAATTTCGTCATCAATCCCCATTACTGCACGTTTCAAAGTTTCCAGATTATTGTCGGCCATTCCAGCTTCATCATCATACTCACCATGATCATGCATTTCATCATGTGACTCGAATAGTCTAGCTGCTAGTTCTTCTTTTTTAGATTCAGCAATTAAACTTTTTGCCTGTCGTACTAGTTGCAATGCTTCTTTTATTT